CAGGGAACGCGGTTAGAACTTGATCACCCACCGGATGATTTGGTTCGTTTCATCCCGAGGACGCGCGTTTTCAGTGCAGCCGAGTAAGGCCAGCACGTCATCATGCGCAGTCGGGCCCAGACGCAAAAAAGTCTGGTACGACTGTTCACGCACGAGCGCATCCTCCCAAAGGGCCTTATCAGCCTCTTTGGACGTCGTTACCTCTGCCACATAGTGTCCCAAACGGACATTAGGGGTGGTAGGCAAGCCGAAATCTTCGTTGAAGACTTCTGGCAACGGCTTACCAACATGGGGTTTGAATGTCACAGTGTGACAGCCCCAACTCCGAACGATAACCTCTTCTTGAGAGGAGGGTTTAGCCACACGCAGTTCGCGCTGCGGTCCCATGGGGAAAGGTCCCCACAGGTCTTGGCAGACCGTGCCAGCAAGACTGGTAGTCATGTCGGGCATCAGCCGCCTGACAGCTCTGCTGATGAACTCAGCAGCGTGCGGGAAATCGTAGTACAGCGCGTGCTGCAACTCGATTAGACGAGTAAAGCCGTCTTCTATCCGCCACTCGCCCTTAACGGGGTCGTAGTCCCTGGTAGGCTTATGCCACTCCTGGGGTTCTTGGATAGGGAAACGGGGGAAGTACAGGGTTCGGATATCCCATACCATATCGTCTACATGCCACCATTCGCTACCGCAGCTTTCACGGTAGGGGTGGTCTCCGCCGAAGGTCTTGTCATGGTTCGTGACAAAGCCCAAGACATCAAGGACCCAATCCAGGGTCTCATCAATCCTCGACGGGTGGATGCAGTCATCCCCAAAAACCCAGCAGCCACCAATGCTGCCGCGCTTGGTTATAAACTTCCGCCTCGAGCACATCTGCTCGGTGGCCGCCATGGCTGCAAGAAGATGCAATGCCAGGAGTATCCACACGTCGCCTGTACCCATAGTAGACAACTGCTCCAGTCGATGGGCTGTACCATCAGGCAGGATAGTCTGCTCAGGCCGCCAACGCATTACGTCGTCTCGAACCAGAGGCGGGTATGCGTCGCAAAAGCAACGGACGGAGTAGGAGTCCGACGCATGGGAGAGGTCCCGCGTCGTGAAATCTCCTGAAAGTGCTGCCCAGCGAGCGTGCGCTTCCATGACAGTTTGATCACGGAGAGGCAAATGCTCCTTGACAAAGCGAGGGAGGCAGTCCCAGATATGGTCGCGGATCTTCCGCTGCATAATCTGGTTAACCACTTCCTCCGGGCATACGATACGCGGCTTCTTGATATCCTTGGGAACAGTAATAAGCGCATTGCGCTTCACCCTTCCATTCCGTTTTACACGGTGTACCCATACAAGAGTATAGGGTCCATCCTCACGGGTCTCCCGGATCTCATCCACCACAGCGGTGTCGCGCGGCGTTTCACGTCCGGCGTCTACGGACGCATAGATCCACCGCTGCCCGTCATGCGCAAGATCTGCATATTTGTGCAGACGCTCTTGCATGTTGAGGCTTCTTTTGAACTTCTTGCCGTCAGGTTTGGTATCCCAAACTTTATCGAAGGTGGCTCCCGTTGGGAGCTCACTTACGAGCTCGGCCACGGTGACAGGCTTATAATTCTTGAGCCATTCGGCCAGCAAGGCCTTAATACGGCTCTGAACAAACCAATACCGTGTATTCAGAAGCATATTGCGCCGATTGTACGACGCAACCCGCTTCTCCTCGGCCAACCAGGCCTTCACGGCCGTCGTGCCTAGCGCATCCGCCTCCAGAGGAGACAGGCGCTTGAGAAAGCGGAGACGCTGTAGCGTACCCTGTAGATTGCTTCTGCTGTTATACAGCTTGGGCTTACACAGGAATCCCAATCGGGACTGAAGAATCTCTTCTTCCGGTACACTCTGAGATACGATGCTCTGCGCCAATGTGCAGGCAATCCGGACAGTCGCCACCAGGCCATAGTGGACAATATGGTCCACAAGGCGGCGGGCGGAGTTCCCCATCGGGTCCCACAGGTGCATGCTGTCATAGACAACATGGTACCAGAGGTTGATGGCGATATAATACTCCCACTTGTTCGCATTAACGTACTTATCGGGCAAGGTCGTCAGTCCCTTGTCCTGCGCGTCAATTCTCGCAATGGACATAGCAGTTGCGAGGTCGATGACCTCGGCAAAGTTCACTCCAGAGGTGTTTGCACGCTGTTCAACAGCCACCTTCTGGGTCCGGGAACTGGTAGCTTTCTGCTGGGGGGCAGCAGTCTTCTTCGGACTGTTCTTCTGAGCAGGCTTCTTCTCCGCGTTGCGGGGGAGCTTGCTCTTGGTTGCTTCACCCTTCTTGGCCGTCTTGCTAGGGGCGTTGCCCGTAGCCGGAGCGGCTTTCTCTGTTCCAGTTCTCTTCTTCTGGGTCGGCTCTCTCTTGGAGCCACCAGCGGCAGCCCTTTTAGGGGAATTTTCTGCCTGTGCAGTTTTCCGAGCATTTTTAGACTCGTTCTTGTTATTCTGCATAATAAAAGCCTCCTAATGATTATTCTTTGGTAGGTTTAAGAGCACTGCGCATCAGATCGTCGATGCGCCACGTGCCATCTGCATTCTGCAGTGCAGAGATGGTTCTCTCCAACTGCTCCTCGACCATCGCACTAGTGATACGCGCGTTGCGCTCCTGGCGGATCGAGATAGTGATGACCATGGGGCTGTCAATGCGTCCCACGGACAGATCACCTGCATCCTCAGTGGTCCAGATCGACTCTGTCTGCACCCCGTACATTGTACCGGTTGCAACAGGAGAGGGATTCTGAACGTCGAGGGAAGTCGTCACCTTAGCGATCTTCTTAGACCGATACGAAATGACTTCTTCACGATCAATAGCAGCCGTCTTGTTGATAAGGCGGCATTCCGTAGGTTCGTCCTCCATGAGAGCGTAGTTGCTCAGGAGGCCGAGATCGTAGAGCTGCGTGCTGCGCGTCGCAGACTCTGTCCGGTTAGTGTAACCGGGGTTTGTTGCGTAAGCCATAATAGCTCCTTTCTGCCCTTAATGGGCGGCGCCCACTATTAGTGAGCCGGTGTCGAGTACACGTTTGAATACGGTTGTAGGAGAGGCACCGCCTTCTCTATCAAACCAATAATCGTACTCGACGGGTGTGGGTTCGGTGGCAATCCACCTTACGTAGTGCTCTGCAGTCATCCCTGCTATCGGCCCTGTGCTGTAGCGGATAGAGAAGACAACGTCAGAGAATTCGTAATACAGTTCATTCTTGTACTGACTATCGGAGTATACCTGTAGCACGTCACCTATGGGTGCAATCCAGTCGGCAACGAAGCTAAAGGGAACAAAGTCCCATAATACGTAGGCATTGGGTTCCAAGCCAGACGTATATAACCCCTTGAAGAATGACTGCAATCCTGTAAGGCCGCGTTCGGCCCAGGTCATAGAACAGTTACAGATGCAACCGTCCTTTTCTGCGTGCCCGTGCACGCGGGATGAGGAGATCTGCTGCATATAGCGATCGACGATATTGAGGCCAAAAGCGACGTATTCGTCGATGTCGGCCTTGGTGGTGGTGTACTCGTATCGGTACTTCAACCACAATTCGCCGTATGCCTTCGCAGCATGGTCAGCATTCCGCGTCCAGTCCTCCCACTGGGACATCAGAATATCTGGTATCTCCACCAGGTTCCCCGATCGGATATTTGCGAGCAGCTCAAAGGCCGCCTGCAAATTCTGGAGGGAATTCTGGTTAGCCCGGGGAATCGCTTGTAAAGCGTCGAACCAGGCATGCTGGACCAACCACTCGAAGAGCGGTGTCCCATAGGGTCCTCCGCGCACAATCCACACATCCTTGGGATCCTCGGATGCGGGCGTAGCGCGGCTCTCCATGTGAGAGCTCCTGCCTATGGTGCCATCGGCAAGCATAGGATCAGAGAACTCATAGGTATGGAGTAGCAAGGGGATCACCTTAGAGTAATCACGGCTAACCTCTTGCCAAGGGGTTTGGCCCAATCCCCCCATACTACCAGAGACGTGGCTGTGGGCCCAAACAGCAATGGCTGTTTTAGCGGGTTCCACAATCGCATTATCCCAGTAGTACTTGCCGATCGCTGCGTAATCCTGGCTCAGGAATGCATGCGACAGGCCAGACACCGGAACGAACTCTTCGTTCCAATAGTCCGTAGTGGAGGTAACTCCCTGAAGGGAGTAAGAGCCGGAGGGCGTACGACTTTCGTACGCGGCTTCAATGGCTTCCTGGGTTGCGGTATAGACAGTCCGTCCGGTAACGATTTTAAATCGATTACCATCCAGCCATGTCTGGAGGACCCGCTCCCCATCAACGGTTTGCCACCGGAACTGGATCCAAAACCAGATCTCAGCTACAGCAACATGCTGGACACCAGCATCTTGCCACCAGTGGTGAATTCTGCCCTGGGCCGTTATCCACGAATACCCAGAGGCGCCCAAGAAGATGGGCATGTTGTAGCTATTGCGGACACCCCGATCGTTGTACCAGTAATACTCCCCATCAGGGGGTAGCTGGGCAGCGTCGATATAGGCGCCATAATAGCCTGTCTGGCCGCCGACTCGGCGACCTTGACGGAATTCGGATGTAATTACATCCTTGCGTCCCGATGCATGGACAAAAGCAGCCTTTCCGATCTCGGAACCGGATGCTCCCTGCAACGGGAAAAAGCACAGTGAGGTAGGTAGAAACATAGTTTCACCTCCTTTAAAATTGTGCATCCACGGGTACCCGTTGG